AAGAGAATGAAGTCCTTTTTTGCGAGGCATGAAGTAGACAAAAAAGCCGAAGGATTCAGACCAGGAGAGAAAGGTTATCCAAGTAATGGCAGAATCGCCTGGGCTTTGTGGGGTGGGGATGCTGGCAAAAGTTGGAGTGAAAAAATCGTGAATCAAAGCGAGAGAAACATGGATTTAACTAGCATGACCGAAAGACATGTCATTGACGTTGAAGAAACGCAAGACGAGTTCATTGTGGCTTTTGCCAAGGCTGAACAAGTCGCAGAAGAACCAGAAGAGCGAGAAGTTGAACAAGTCGAAACAAGAGACTTACCAGTTCAGACCCAGTACCGAACGGGAAGCGTTCGCTTGATGGATGACGAATCAGACCGAAGAGTGATGATGAGCATTTCCTCAACGAATCCGGTTGAAAGAGAATTCGGCTATGAAGTTCTCGAACACAATGCCGGAAGCGTTGACATGGAATTCATGTCCAGCGGCAAAGCACCATTGCTTTTAGACCATGACGCGAGACAGCAAATTGGAGTTGTTGAGCGTTCTTGGATGGACAAGGACAAACTCAGAGCGCAAGTAAGGTTTTCCAAATCCGCACTAGCCGAAGAAGTTTACAGAGACGTAGTGGACGGCATTCGAGGCAATGTCTCAATCGGTTATCAGATTCAAGGAATGAACAAGGACGAAAACGGATACAAAGACAAACCGCTTTATCGGGTGAGTTCCTTCAAACCATTGGAGGTTTCAATGGTTTCCATACCTGCCGATTCTACCGTTGGAGTTGGCAGAAACTATCAGCCGGATCTTTCCGGTAATGAATCAACTGCAATTCAGGAGAATAAAATGGAAGAGCAGGTTCAAAAGCCGGAAGTAAATGTTCGGCATGAAGTCAATGAGAAGCTTAATGAGTACCGCAACCAATCCAGCCAGATTCTTGAGCTGGGCAAGCGGCACAACGAATACGATTTGGCTTTCAGAGCACTTCAGGAAGAGAAAAGCCTAGCTGAATTTCAAGCCATGCTTTTAGAGAAGAAGACTTCCAAGCCAATCGACTTCAGCGTTGACGCCTCACCAAAGGAAAAGCGTAACTATTCCTTGGTGCGAGCGATTCAAGCCGCTGACGCGAAGGATTGGAGCAAGGCCGGATTTGAACTCGAAGTTTCTAAGGAACTGGCAAAGAAGCAAAGCCGACAACCAAAAGGATTCTTTGTTCCTGACTTTGGTTGGGCGACGCGAACTGTATCAACCGCAGCCGGAGCAACCTTTGGCGCAGGCTCAAATATCGTTCCAGAGGATTACCGAGGTGATCGCTTTATTGATGCACTGATTTCAACGTCCATTCTTGGGCAAGTAGGCGCAACCGTTTTGAACGGACTGCAAGGAAATGTCGCGATTCCCAAAATCAGCACCAGCACCGCAGCGGCTTTCATTGCGGAAGGTGGATCAGTTGGAAATAGCGAGCCTGACTTTGCTCAAGTCACTATGACCCCAAAGCTTCTGGCAAACAAAGTAGCCGTGACTCGCGAACTGATGATTCAGTCTGACCCAAGTGTGGAGCAGTTGATTCGCAACAACATGGTTCGAATCTTCAGCGCCAAGATTGACAACGTTGCGCTTAAAGGTGGCGGTTCAAACGAGCCAACCGGAATTCTAGGCACAAGCGGAATCGGTGACGTTTCATCTGGCGGAACAAGCGGCAACGCCAATCTGACCTACGGAAACGTGGTCGATATTATGACCGAAGTTTCACAGGACAACGCACTGCTTGGGAACTTGAGATGGGTAACTCATCCGGCAGTAGTTGGAAAGTTGATGCAGACACTGGTGGCTGCCAGCACTGACTCGCGGATGATTATGCCAACACCAGATTCAATGCTTGGTTATCCGGTTGTTCAGACAACCCAAGCACCAAGTTCCTCGCCTTACTCGCTGATTTTCGGGAACTTTAGCGATCTGTACATTGGCTTCTTCTCAGCACTGGATGTGCTGGTGGACCCATACGGTTCAGCCGGAACAGCCACAACAAATTTGTATTTCTACCAGGACTGCGACATTGCCGTAGCCCACGCTGAAAGCTTCGCGGCAGCGCAGGATGTGACCGTTGCGTAAGTGTATCAGCTAGATGAGTTACAAGGTTGGGGTGCTGCTCGACCTTGTATTCTCTTGTGTGGCGGACCTTCTGCGCCTTCCGATTTGGCAAAAGCCAAGGCGCAGATTGGTTCCAAAGCTTACGACTTAGCGAGTGTTAATAATCACGGCTTACTTTTTCTTAGCGAGATCGCTTGGTGCTACGCGCATGACGTCCGAATGGTAAAGCACCTTCAAGAGTACGATTCACCGAGCATTATTCACCACGATCCCAAGAACCTGAGAGACAGAGATATTCATGGCGGCATTGTCCCATTCATACGACTCAGCGGACCAGAAGCTCTTTGGACGGCAGATTATTTGGGTTACTCAGAGATTCACATTTGTGGCGTCGATTTCTACACCGGACCAAGGCGCTACTGGCATCAGTGGGATTTAGACAAACGACCAACCAGAGTCCAAGAGGACCAACAAGGCAAGTGGATTGAGGCAAAAGATTTAATGCAGAATCCAGCAAGAGTGATTGTTTATAACGAACGACTTCAAAGGATTTTCCAATGAAGATTCAAATTATCAGAGGCACGGTGGCAAACGGTGGACCTGTTCGAGTTGGGCAGGTGATTAGCGTTGACCCCAAAGAAGCACAGCAACTGATTAACATGGGCAAGGCCGTTGTCTATGAAAACAGAGCCAAAGGACTTGAGCCAGAAGAAGCACCACCAGTGACAACGCGAACCACAAAAACAGCACGAAAGCCTAAAAAATGAGCGTTGAAACTGCTGCTGATAGAACAGCACTTTTGGCAGACTACGGCTCAACCGTAACGAAGGCAGACGCAAGCACTTTTGTTGCGATTTTTGACAATGACTTTCTGGCGGTTGATGTAGACGAGTCAGAGGTGGAAAGCTCAGAGCCAACACTGCTGGCAAGAACCGCTGACGTTTCGAGCCTGGCGCATGGCGACACTCTGACCATTTCAGCAGTCAGCTACACGGTTCGAGGGATTCAGCCCGATGGGACAGGCATGACGCAAATTATGTTGAGTGTGTAATGGCGCATAAACGAGCGCAGATTAAATCCAGAGTGGCAACGGTTCTAACCGGACTTGCAACCACTGGCTCGAATGTTTTTCTTTCGCGCACTTATCCAATCGCAACCAGTGATTTACCTGGTCTGCTGATTTACGCAAATTCTGAAAGCGTTGAACGCTTAGAGATTGGCATTCAGAACAGGCAACAACGAAACCTCGACCTAGTAATTGAAGCAGTAGCCAAAGGCAACACCGCAGAAAGCACTTTGGACACAATCACGGTTGAAGTCGAGGAAGCCATGGCGAACGACCAGACACTCAATGGGCTGGCAATAGATTCGGCAATCACTGACACGCAGATTCGGCAAGCGTCTGCTGAAAGTGAGTTTTTTATCGCAACTATGCGGTACACGGTCTTGTATCGCACCATCGAAAATGACGTTGAATAAGGAGACAAAATGGCGATTCCAGACCGTTATCTAAGACTGAGAAGTTCTCAACCCTACATTACCACTGAATCAACAGCCGGAAGCTATATCGCAGTTTCTGCTTCTGATGGATTTACAACCACGGAGCCTTTGGCACTGAGCCAGACGTTCAACACTTCTGACATTTCCGAGGTTGGCACAAGACTTCTTCAGAATCGAAGCTTTGTAAACTATGCCGAGCGAGCAACCTTTGATATTCCGTTTCTGGTCAAGCCTTCAGCTTCAGCCGGAACTGAACCAGCAGAAGATACACTCTTGACCAAGACCTTTGGGACTAAGACGGTTTCCGGTGGAACATCAGTCACATACAGCTTCAGCCGAGTTAGCGACACCTTCCAAGTCGCGCAACTGGTAGACACCTACAAACTCTATGTGGCAAATGGAACCGTTATCGAAGGCTTCAGCGTAGACATTACCAGAGACGGAGTGTTTACGATGAACGCAAACTGCCGAGCAAGCCGAATTCGGTACTCTGGACCAGTGAACGCAACAGGCACAGACGTTTCTGTGACTGATTCCTCGCCTGCCACCGTTACCTTAGATCCTGCCTCAAACGCAGTCGCAGCCGATTACTTTTTCGCTGGGCAATTGGTTGACATTTACGATTCAAGCGACACGCAAGTAAACACTGGCGGAGCTGCAACCATCAGCTCACCTTCGACAACAGCCGCAACGGTTGGAGTGCAAGCCGCTTCTGGTGACTCTTTCACAGTCAGCGCGACTGACTACTTAGTACCTCACTTGCCAGCCGCTACGCTTTCGACTTATGAGCCAATCGCCACTTCAGCCGCTCAAGTTTACTTAGCCGCTCAGAATACCGCAGCCGGAAGCTTGATTGCTTCAGCAAACGAGTTTCTAGCCACTGGCTTTTCGATGAGCGTCAGCAAAAACCTTGGCGATCCTTCTATAGCAGAAATGACAGGTGACAAGTATCCGTCAGCGGCTTATGTCAGCAATGACATCACTGTCACTGGTTCTTTTGATTTCGTGATGAGACCAGCGCAAGCCTACCGATTCGAGCAGTTCGCCCGATTGGAGCAAATCGCAATTGGTGTGCAGGTTGGCGACACCGCAGGTTCAATTGTTCAGATTATCATTCCATCCGCTCGCGTTTCCATTTCAGGGACAGAGCAGGACGGAGCCGCAGCCGCTTCCGTGGACTTTGCCTTAACTCAAGGCTCTTCTGCTACAGACGCAGCCGCTTTCTCTCTAATCTATAAATAATTAATTTATGCCATCTATTTTTGATGTCCAGCGAGCAAATGAAGTCACGATTGATTTCAATGACAGCGAACTGGACCTTGAAGCAACCTTCAATTGTGTTCTGCCTCACCAAAAGCTTTTGACTGAGGCATTGAACGCAGCGACCAAGACGCAAAAAGGCAAGCAGACAATTGATTCTCTTATGTTTGCTCGAAAGCTTTTTGTGCCTTGTGTGACCTCCTGGTCATTCGATGAAGATTGTAGTGTTGAGAACAAAAGCCTGTTTGTTGGAGAAGACGCAGCACTCAATAAAATGGCAACGCATGTCAGCTTGAAGCTAATGCGTTTAGCCCAGGCGAAAGTCGATGACGAAGAGGGAAATTAAAAAGTTACCTAGATTTAGTCTTAGAACGAGCGGCTTATCTAGGTGACTCAGCCGAGCATGGCATTCAGGAAGGCGATAGATACCAAGCCGTTTGGTGTTGTAAAACTGCTGACAACGTTTGGCAGGAAGACGAAGAGCCACCTTGCTCAATTTGTCCAAACAATCTGACGCTGACCGAGCGCAACCTGGCAGCGGTTCAGGCTTTCAGAGACTTGGACACCACCGGACGAGACTTGGGTTTTGATATTGGTTTTCTGCGCGAAGAAGCGATTGATTGCTATCTCAGAAGAAACCAGACCAACACACCAGAAGTCTATTCGGCTTTAGTGACAATCGACCGAGAAGTCACCAGCCACAGAAAGAAAGAGAACGAGCGCAAACGAGACTTGCAGAAGAAAAAGTCTTCAACCGCTCGACCTACCCCACGACCACGAAGAAAACGATAAATGGCGAACGCTGCATCCACTATTGAGATAGAACTAGAGATACGCGACGCCATTAATCGTTTGGGCAGATTGGAGAGAGAACTTACCAAATCGTCGCAGTCATTCGACAGAGCGGCACAAGCCACCAGAAAATTTGAAGGCGCAATAAATAAAGCCAAGGCCGGATTGGTTGCTTTCTTTGCTGCCATCAGTCTTCAGAAACTAGCACAGTTATCTGACGCAATGACTCAGTTTGAGAATCGCGTCAAGCTTGCCACCAACTCGCTAGTACAGCAGCTTGCGGTTCAGCAACAACTTTTTCTTGTAGCACAAAAAACCGCACTACCTCTTGAAGACGTTGGACAGCTTTATTCTCGCCTTCGTATTGCTGCCGAGCAATTGGGAGCAAGTCAACGTGACCTCATCAACCTAACCGAAACCGTAGGACTTGCACTGAAGGCTTCCGGCACTTCAGCAGCATCCGCACAAGGCGCATTGCTTCAGCTAGGGCAAGCCTTGAACAGTCCCAGAGTTCAAGCCGAAGAGTTCAACTCTCTGATTGACGGAATGCCTAATTTGCTGCGAGAAGTCGAAAAGCAGCTAGGACTTACCGCAGGAGGTTTGAAAAAGTTCGTCACAGACGGACAGCTCAGTAACAAGAAATTCTTTGACGCTATTCTTGCCAGCCAGAAAGCCTTAACCCAACAAGCCAACAGTTCTGCCTCAACGATTGAGCAAGCGAATCAGCGAGTTGCCAATAGCTTCACTTCTTTGATTGGGGCCATTGATGACAAGCTAGGTGCGAGCAAGTTTTTCACTGGATTCATTGACGGACTAGCAAGCGGCATTGACAAACTATCCAACTTCTTGGGCTTGACTACTCAAGCCACTGGTGGAGGTGGTGCGAATTTAGATGAAGTCATTCGAGGTGCTGCGCCTTCTGGTTCACAATACGCCTTTCCTACAATTGGGCCTGAGCGAGTAACCGCAGCAATCGGAGGTTTCCCAAACTACATTCAGGAAATAAACAGTCTTGAAGAAATTAAAGAGTTAGAAGATGCAATCCTAGAAACTAGAGGCGAACAAGTTAAAGCAATTGCTGAAGCAGTTAATTCAAACACGAAAACAGTTGAGATTCTAGGCGCACAGAATGTGCCTCTCGAAGAAGCAGTGGGATTTATTAATCTTGAGAACAAACTTATCGAATCAAACATTCAAAAACGAAAAATCGAACTCCAGCAGAACAAAGAAAATCTCACCTATTTAGAACAAGCCACCAACTACCTCAAAGAGCAGTTTGGTCTGACTGACCGCACCGCAGGAGCGATTGTTTCAGGCATTTCTGGCGCAGGACCAAACGCTAGTCGAGGGATGTTTATCGCTCAATCGAAACGACCAGAGGAAGCCGTTGCAAAACTAATCTTAAGCAACGAAAAAGTAGCCGCTTCGATTGAAGAATACTTCACCATTCTCTTCGACACACTAGACCCATTCATTGACATTCTGGCAGATTTGCAGAGCGCGATTAATCGGCTGACAAAGGCGTTGATTGAGAACGCAACAAATGCCGCAGAAGGCTTGCTTGACACGGTAGGACTTGGACCCAATGGTTATATTTTTGGAGGTGGACTTGCCAGAGACTTTGAGCAGTTCAGCTATGACGTCTCAGGCGGACTGTTTGGCGTAAATAACCGAGAAGATACTGGGCTTTCTCGTGATGAATACAACGCTTATTCATTGGGGATTCGTGGCTTATCTGGTCAAAAGACGATTGATGATTTACTAAGAAATCTCTCTAGTGTCGGGTTGACCGGAGTGCTGGAAGGCGAGGATTACAAAAAAGTCATTGAAGAAATTAATGCCTTAGCGCGAAAAGGTGACGCAACGGACCAGCAGCGAGCGCAACTTCTGAAAAATGCTGCGGCTGCGCAAACCTTATTATTTGACCGAATTGAGGAGCAAGCCAAGCAAATCAGCAATTCAGAAGCCTTGTCTTTACTAGAGGAAATCAACCAGCGAGGGATTGAGCGTAATGAAATCGACCAGATCCGAATCAATTACTCGCGTGAAATCAAAGAGGTAAGCGAAAATTTGATTTTGACCGAAGAAGACCAAATACGAGTAATTACTGCTTTGGAAGAGGCAAGAAATCGGGAAATCGAAGCAATTGAACGCCAGCAACAGCTACTGGATGTTCAGACCGGAGGAAATGAACTAACCAAAATTCTGGATACTCTGGAAGACACCTTTGACCGAATCATTGATTTAGTGGAAGACCTCAAAGACCAGACCTTAAACCTGCTATTCAGTGACAAATCTTTAGCACCAGCCTCTATTCGATTCGACACCGCAGCAACGAGATACCAGGAGTTGCTTGCCGCTGCCCTAGATCCAGACGCCACAGAAGAAAACGTCAAGGAATTTCAAGCTTTCGTAGACACCTACCTCCAGAGTGCGCAGGACGTATTTAAGTCTTCGAGCCAATACCAGAACATATTTGATTCCGTCTTGGCAGACATTGAAGAAGTCTCAAATTTTGTCTCAATCGCCATGCCGATCAGCGAGATTGAATCTGTTAAAAAGCAGTTGGTGGAAGTTGCGGAAGAGTTTGGGATTGGCATTGAAGAGGTAATTGCAGGACTTAATAATCTGAGTCGTTCTTTGATTTACCAAGCCATTATCGCAAATGTTCCAGTGGAGGCATATGTAGACGCTGAGGCCAGCGATTTAGTGATTGAAGCGGTGGTGACGGCAATCGCGGACCCAGTGCGTTCAGATACCGAAATTGAAGCCGTAGTCACGGCAATCATGGGCGCAGGTTCGGATACCGTGATTAATGCCATCGTGAAAGCGGTACAAGCACCAGGAAGCGACACCACAATTGAAGCGGTAGTTTCTGCTGTCGCAAATCAACAACTGAGTGATTTGCAAATTGAGGCAATTGTTACTGCCGTTAAAGCAAGCGGTTCAGATACTGTAATTGAAGCGGTTGTTTCTGCTGTTGAAGATAAAATTTTGAGCGATACCGAAATTGAAGCGATTGTCACTGCAGTCAAGGCGAGCGGTTCAAATACGGTGATTTCAGCGATTGTCAGCGCAATTGCAGCTTCTGGCTCAGATACTCAGATTGAAGCCATCGTTACAGCGATCATGGCTTATGGCTCAAACACTCAGATTAAAGCAATCGTGTCAGCGGTAGCCAGTAACACTCCGGTGATTTCTGCAATCGTTGCGGCTGTTGCTGCAAACACTCCGGTCGTGACTCCAAATATAACTTTGGATGATTCCAACATTTCAGCCGCTTTTGATTCACTTTCGCAGACACTCGAAAATTCAATTGGCTCTTTGATTGCCACAATACAACTGCAAAGCATGTTGGCGACAGCAACAGCCGAAGGAATTTATTCATTATCGGCTAGTTCATTCAATATGAGCGGAGCGCTGGGAGTCATTAGCGGCTATACGGTTGACCTAAAGCCAAGAGGTGATTTCAGCGATTATGGTTATGCCGAAGGTGTTCAGTTCACCGGAGCTTTGTCTACACAAGATCAATTTTCAGCACTGATTAACTCAGCAGAAAGTGAGAATCCTGCAATAAGAAATAATCCGTACTATGTCCTATTCCCAGCTGCTGAAACTGGGAACACTAGAAAAGCCAGATTGTTTGGCTTTACG